CTGCTGATTCTACGGTCAAAATCTATGCTGCCAATGAGGCTAAACTAGCGTTTGGTTTCTTGATGCAGAAGGTTAAGACTGGATATCATTCAGTACATCCAGCTGGTTTTATGATGCCTGGAGACCTTGGGTCTTCCGATGTTATTGCACAGCCTAGTTATGATAGCAATGGCCTTATTGATGGGTCGAAGCCAGCTCCGGTTGGTGTTGCTCATCTTGGCGTTTGGGACACTATTCACTATGCAAATGCTAGTGCAGCTCTTACTGCTGGTACTGGATTGTTTGTAGCTCAGAGTAGTAGTTCTGAACTATGTAGTTCCGCTGCTATCCCGAATACACAGACTAATGCCGCTCTTACTGGTATTATTGCCTATGTACTCAAAGGTGCAAGTGCTGCCCAGGTTGTAGCTAATCAGAATAATACCACTCTTTACCCTATTAGGGTAAAACTTATGGTATAATAGTAAAATTATTGGATTAAAGCACACATAGTGCATCCAAAACTACTTGATGGAGGATAGTTAAGGTTATGGATAGAAAAGAGATGCAAGAACTGTTTAGGGCTACTGCTACTATTAATACCCCAGAAGGTATGATGGCTAACAGGGCTTTTGCTGCTGCTCTGACTACTCCAATCCTTCAAGCGGTCGAGCGAGATTCGATCATGAGACAGCTTTTTGCTGTTGAACGACTTGGTCCTGGGGCACAGGCTAGTTACCCAATCGCAGAGGATTTTGAAATCCCTGTATGGGTACTTCCCGGTCTTGGATATGTTGCTCAGAACTTTATTGAAGGTATCGGAGAAGAGGTATACGTTCCTACGTTTACCATCGATGCAGCTGGCGACTGGAAACTCACATATGCAAGAGATTCCAGAATAGATATTCCAGCTAGAGCGGCTGAGAAAGCTGCTAAGGCTATTTCGGATTACGAAGAAGAGAGTGGATGGAGAGTAATTCTACCTGCCGCTACTTCTAGATTTAATGGTAAGGGTCTGTTGGGCTCTCGTCCAGCTCCTATTTATGAGATTAACCCAGCGTCTACTGGTGCTGGTTATCTCTCAAAAGAACTCATCAATAAGATGATTGTTGGGTTTAAGAGAATTGGACGTACTCTTACTGATCTTTATGTTTCACCTGAAGACGCTGCTGATATTCGTGAGTGGACTGACACAGATATTGACCCAGTTACCAGACGAGAGATTTTTCAGGCTGGTGGTATGGGAAGTTTGTGGAATGTAGCACTGCACGAGCTACAGCATCTAGGCGCTACCGGTCTGTATAACATTAATGGTAGTACTTCATCCTACGGTAAGTTTCTTGCCGGCGGTGGGGACACCTATAATGCATACACACTAGACAATCCTAATGTTACTGCTGCTGACGGTACTGTAAGTACTCTAGGCGAGACGCAGATTATTGGATTTGATCTTAGTGTTAATGACTCACTAGTAATGCCTATTCGTAAAGAGTTTGAAGCTCATGATGATCCAACCCTGTTGAGAGTCCAGAAAGCTGGCTTCTTTGGCTGGGAAGAAATCGGATTTGCATGTCTTGATCCTCGTATGCTTGGTATGGGAATCATTGATAGATCACTATAAGATGAATGAATATATGGCGTGACCCACCCTCGTGGTGGGCACGCCTTTCAAATGGAGATAGTTATGAATTTGGCTTTTAGTATTCTAATTACTATTATTCTAATTGAAGCTATAACTAATATTCTAAGTAAATCAGAGTTGTTTAGTCCGTTACGTGAATTTTTGTTTAATAGTAATAGTAAAGTATTAAGATTTATACATAACATGATAGATTGTCCTTATTGTACGTCAGTATGGGTTAGCCTATTTCTCACTGTGATGTTATATTTATACAATATAAATACATTGCCACAGATACTGGCGTTGTTTTTTATGGGGATAGTGCTGCATAGAATATCAAATGTATTACATTTTGTAATTGATAGAATAGACTCAAATCATGTTGATTTGGACAAGGAAAACACTATATAGGAGGACAAGGTAATGGAAGGATATGTTATAAATAAAAGTGTAGGATGGCGACACGCTATGAAAAGGTCTGTTGGACCTGGACATAAAATTGCCCTTGATGATTTATATGAACAATATGGAGCTAAACATGAATTATCAGAAGGGGTAGAATTTGTTGATTGGCTGCGTCAAATTAAGTTAAGTGATCATGGTACTTGGGGCGTTGTATATAATGATGGTACTAGTCCTGTAGAAGAAGTTAAAGAAGTCGAAGTCAAAAAAGACGAAAAGGCTGAAGAGTTTGTACATCCTATAATGAAAAAAGACATGGAAGTATCTGACATAACTGGTATGTCCGTCAGAGAAGCTAGAGATGCCTTGAAAAAGATTACTGATTTGAAGCTACTAACATATGCTTTGAGTGAAGCTAATCAGATGGCTAATAAAGATACTCTGTGTTTAATGTTAAGAAAACGTATTCAAGTATTAGAGCTTACTAGGAGGTAATCTAAATGGCTTTTGTACCGAAAACATATGACAGAAATTTAAAGTCTTCAAAAGTTTATAGTACAGCTATTGTAGGTAAAAAAGGGTATAACCCAACTGTAACTGAATATTATAATACTGTTTCTGGTGCTGATGATGTATTAGTACGTGTAGAAGAAGTGTTTGATGGAGTTACAAATTTTCAAACTATTTCTGGATCAAACTATGCTCAGCAGTGGCCTAGTTATGATTACAGTATAGTATACAATGCTTGGGATGTAGCTTAATAAGGAGTAATCATGATACGACTAACTATACAAGTTGAAGATATAAATGTAGTAATGACTATGTATGATATTATTCGTATCTATAGATCAGATGCGAAAGAGGGTACTTATGCTATAGTTGGTCTTGTAGCACTGGTCGGAGGTCAAAGTAACTATGCATTTACGGACCAGGATGGTACTCCTGATCATTGGTATAAGTCTAGGTATTATAATACTGGTAATACTAATGAAAGCTCCTTCTCAAACGCTGTTCATGGCACAGTCACCTTATATCATGATGTAACCTACCCACCTGAATTTGTCTTCAGCACCGAAGAACAACTACTTACAAGAAAGATACGGCGTTATATAGGTGACTTAAAGGGGTTAGACCGCTTATATATAGATCAAGAGACGGGTGAGTTCTGTTCAAATATACTCGAAGATAATCGTACTATAGATATGGTAGATAAGATGTGGCCTGTATATGTGGCCGTGGATGGAGTTGAGTTTACTACGTTGACTGATCCTGTAGTACAGGGATATAGATATCTTACATTTAGTGGCACTTTAATTAGTGGTACTCAGACTAAACTTATAGAGATATGGTACCATACTTTTAAGTTTGCTGAAAGACAGGTGTATGAAGCATATGGTGATGCCATGATACCTCCTGGGCTGACTGCAGCCTCGGTGACTCAAGATCATTTAATTCTACAAGCTGCCATTGATTTATTAGAGAATATGACATCTGAAGATATGGTAGATGATGGGGCTGTTATACGTGATGATCAGACTCTATATGATCCATCTCCAGGACTAAGAGAACGAGAAAAAACTATCAAACGATTAAGAAAAATGCTCGATGATTTGATAATACAATATAGATTTTATGGACTAGAAGGTGTATTGATAGATTAAAACTATATGATGGAGCGAAGTGTATATGTGGATAGTAGCATCTTTCGCACAGGATGGAGTGCCAGCGACCGGACTATCTCCCGTAGTAGTAGTTAGGGATGTAGATTCCGGCATTTTAGTAGTAAATGGCGAATCCATGGCAGAGACTGGCGATGGGTTTTATAAGTATGAGTTTAATACTTATAATCCATTAAATGATTACACAGTCAGTTGTGACAGTGTAACTTTGTCTGGTGTGGAGAGGTATAGCTTAGCTTCGACAGGTGAATATAACGAAGTATTAGATTCCATTGATACCACTGTAGGGGTTGTAGACCTTCGAACATTATTAATACGTAAGATTCAGACTAACCGTTTAGAACTGATGGATGGGGATACTGATAATTGGGTATTATATGAGGATGATGAGGTCACACCCCTTTTGACGTTTGACGTTAGTGATAAAGACGGAAATATAATTGTTCAACAACCGAATGCCCCCTCCCGTAGATCTGGTGCAGAAGGCACTATAAGTGGTAGCCTTACACCAGATATTTATATGCGAAAATCAGTGTATGATCCTGATGACGATGGTATAGTAAATATTACCGAATCTGTCAGTGATGGTACATATACCTCTACTGCGTCTGGCATAAGAAATGCTCTTGACGTTTCTCACCTTCCCTGTATCCTTGGAACTAAATGTGTAAATGAAAGTGCTATAGGCGATCAGCTCGTTGTAAAATACGATGCTGCTACTGATAGACTAGTATATGGACTTCCTGGTATATCTGGTACTGCATCAGGTACTTTTAGTCATAGCTGGTTACTAGATTTAGATGGAGATGATCATTTAATTTATGTCCCAGCGGACGGGTCTCGTGGATTTACCAGTACAGTTTCTGGTGTTACACCTATACAAGGATCTGATTTAGTTACTAAAGA